CTGACTTAATCATATACCATCTATGTTCTACGAACCAATCATACACACTCTTGCCTGTTTCTTGTCGCCTATTCCACAAATCACCTGGCCCATATCTAATGGTTAATCGTTCGTTATTATTAACTTCATGCAATTTACTAGCAGCTTTCTTAATTATCAAATCAGGTACATTAGTATCTTTATATACGTAGCCTTTTCCTCGTTCGTCTACAGCTATCCAAAGCCCCGCTAACATATCTAGACCGTAATCTATTGTAGAGTATCTATCCCAATGAGCAGGAATCTCGAATGATTTACATACATGTATATCCTCACTAAACTCTTTAAAGTGTGCGCCACCTGGTCGAATGAATCTAGCTTCACCTAGTTGTAAATATTTATCTGGATCTGTTTCTTTAAGCTTTTCTATTGTTGCTCTTTGTGCTAACGTCAAATAGTTATTGTCGTGGTGTGTGCTTAAGACAATTAATACCGTAGTGATATCTGTCACAGTTTCGCCTTCATATTCGAATGTTGTTACAATATCTTTCTCAAATACCTTTGGTCTTCTGCTGTTAGGAAAGTATTCTATAACTCTGCTAGGTTCTTCCTCTATGAACATTTGGTTAACACAACATTCATCATCTACAGGATTCATTAATATAGTTAGCTTTCTATCTTTCGGATCTCCACCTCTCAGTTGATGCATCAGAGCAACGAAATCATCATATCTTAACCATTCACCTTCTTCTACAAGTATCTCTGTTATTTGGTCTAATGCTTTGACTGCTTTCTTCTGCTGGTCAGACGAATAACCCTTAAATAGCGCTTTGTTACCGTTCAGTTTATTAGTTATTTCCACAGGACTTTTTGTCATATTGTAAGCAGATTCATGCCCGAATTGTTCTATCTTGTCTTTAATCCCAGCATAATAACCATCTTTCATATTGGTTTCCAAATCTTCTATAACCAATAATGTATAATTTTTCTTAGTCATCAGATTACTAGCTCGTTCTATTTGACTAGGATATGACTTGGCCGAGAATCTACCACCAATCAGTATTATTACTTTGTATTGCTTTGCTAGCACGTTATCAAAGTAAAATTGTGTTAATTTTATTTCTTTCTCCATAGGGTCACCTATAACATAAATAGATTTATAAATTTATCAAATAATTTCGATATTAGTTTTATCATTAAATTATCCTTCTCTTTTTTCTATAATTATCTTTCGTTCTTTCTATTTCATATACAGAGTTTTTATTTATCCCACGATTTGCTATCTCTGATGAACTTTTGAATCCTTTAGTGTGCTTTTTGTTCATCCCTGCGTTTGTATAATATATTTTATTCTTATCCATCTTAACGCTCCTTTGTCTCCGCCCTATGTAGCAACCGAACTAAACCATTGCAATTCCTACTTTGTTATTTTAATCGACACATACAAATTTGACGTTATCTATCGTTTCGCCATCTTTTACCTTCATCTTGTACAACGGCGAATCTGGATCATTCAATTCTTTTTTATAGTAAAATAAAAAATCTCCATCAGAGCAATCCGTAACCATTCCTAACCATTTGTTATCCATATTAACCTCACTTTGTTATTTTTATAGTTGGCAACTTAATTTCGCCTGAATGTTCTATTTTGTCGGTGAACAGCTTGTGATGTTTACCATATGTCTTTAGTGCTTCTAATGCCACTTTATCGTCTCTCTTCTCGTTCCTTAGTATCAGTTCATTAATCTTTCTTAATACGTCCGTAGCCGATAATAAGCCTTCCTGCTCTGCTTTTTCCATAAGTTTATCATTCAATTCATGAAACCTTGCATTCACCTTGCTGTTATGGAATAATCTACTTGCTGCTTCGTCTATAGTCTTGTCACTCATTGTCTTACATTTGTAATTAGCCTTGTATGCTTTGCGTTGGCTCAATCCTTTAAGCAAGCTTTGAACAAAGCCTTCTTGGTTTCTAGTCAGTACCATGTTCTCACCTTCCTTTCCTTTTATTATATCACGAAAAACTTTTTAAATAAACTTTCATAAATCGTATTGACTTTGTATTACATCTGTAGTACAATAGAATTAAGTTAAGGGAATCACCCTTACATAAAAGGAGTGTACAACATGAAAAAGCAAATGGTTAGAATAGAATTTAAAAACGGTGATAATGCAGTAATGCATACAACTATAAAAATGTTAAATGATATGTACAGCTCGGGTATGATAGTAAGAGCATGGTATAAATCAACTGGCAAAGATGTACACTCAACAGATATATTCTAATGTGGAAGCCAATCAGAAATATAAAGAAGGAATCTCAACAACTTATCATACACTATGCTGAAGCCGGTTTGAACAAAGAGTTGAATCGGCTTAATAAGAAGATCAAAAGGCTTTCTGATAGTTTGCGCACAGCACATGATAACAACGCAACTACTAGGCGTATGGCTACAATGAGAACCAATCTAAGTATTGAATGCGAACAACGCGATAGAATTGAGAAAGCATTGGAGGCAATAGTAAATGTCTAATACATTACAAGTGCGAGTTAATGAAGAACTACTTAAATTCTACAAAGGTGATCCGGATAAGATCAAAGAAGCTTTAACTCTATACATGAGAGCCGATCAAGATTTCTTTAAACATTATGAGCCTATTAAATAAGGCTCTTTTTTTATACCACACATCACTAAACTTTCTAAATCAGTGCAAAATATTTTGCGTGCATTAAAAAACCACCCTGTTAAGAGTGGTTAGCAGTCTAAGTAGTTGACCACTTGCCCTGGGTGACATTTTAATTTATAACCATATGAGGGATTCGAACCCGCGTAAGCCAACATTGTAGGTTGTCTGGCACCTGTTAGCACTTTATCCAGTATCACGATTGTAACCTCTCTCGCAATATGATTATAATTTATTTGGTGCTACGTGATGGAGTTGAACCACCCGAGTTTTACAACAACAGATTTACAGTCTGCCCCGCTACCCCTACGGTATAACATAGCATATTGGAGCTAATAGAAGGATTCGAACCCATCGACCTTCTGCTTACAAGGCAGTTGCTCTACCGAACTGAGCTATACTAGCATGTGATGAAGGTTAGGATTTGCACCCAACATGATTCCCTACGCCTTGGCCGTTAATCTCGTCTCTAGGGATCTAAAGAATGGTCTTTCGACTTCTTAACCGTAACGTCTACTATCGTATTGTTGCAGCTGTCAAGACTTCTCTAGTAAGTTAATACAGCCAACTCCAGTTTTACCAACCAAACATACGTTGCGCTCACATATGTTTGGTTGTCTATTCCGTCACTTCATCTGTTATCTTATTATAACATACTATCAATTTTATTTACAGGCCACGAAGAGTGTTGTGCCCACTGGTTTTCCCTTTCTTTCATCTCTAAATAATCTCTAATACTTTTTATAGACATTTTATTAATATCTCTTGCTGTATTCTTTCCAACCTTGTAACCTTCAGAGTGTCCTTCTGCATAGGCTTTCTTTATAGATTCTTCAGCATCTTTCTTCAATTCTTCTATCTCTTGGTCAGCTTTCCTAACTCCAGATACTTCGCCTTCTTTGTAGCCTATCTTGTATAAATCTGCTTTGCCTCTATCGTACTCCTCTTTAGTATACAAGCTATCTTCAGCTTCTTTAAGCATTCTTTCAAAATCATTAGATCTTCTAATCGCTTTATTTCCTTCTTCTCTAGCTTTGTCTAAGTCCTCTTGTGTGTACTTAACTGCTTTATTATATATCATGTTTGCCACGCTTTGGAATGCAGCTAATTTTTCTGCAACTTTTTCTTCCTGACAACTCTCTTGTATCTGTCCTGATAACTCATTAAACTCGTTAACCCATTCTTCAGGTACAGGTTTTTCTACCAGATTGAATCTTTCTATAGTATCTTGAACTTCTTGCAATCTCATTTCATCATGCAACCATTTAGGTTTCATTCCTAGAGGTGATCCAACATGCTTTATGGTTTTTAATTCTTCTTCTTCTTCGATATATCCTTTATATTCACTTACAGTTGGCGGTTCTATTGGTTCTTTTTCTTCCATCGGCGGTAAACAAGGTTTGAATCTATTACTAAAACCTCTAACAAAATGCCACTCCCCTTTATCGTCACCGTTTTTAGCTACTGGCATTTCAACGAAATCACAAGTTACGATAATTGCGATCATATACTTCTCACCTTTTTTATATTCGACAGTTGTTCCGCAATCTTCTATACACTCAACCCATTCTCCCTCTTTGATGTTATTCATTGTTATTAATCTAGAATATTTAAGAATATTATTTATAATTAATGATTCTTCTTCGCCATTCTCATTTATTACATTCGCTCTAGCTCCTTTAACACTCTTAATTTCATATAAACGTTCACCTCTCCATATCTGCCCTACCTCAACAACAACATCATTGCCTAGAGCAACATCTACTTTAAATCTAAAATCGGAGAAATCTATTTTATCAAAATCAAATAACTTTATATCGCATTCTTCTTTCTGTTCTTCTTGTTCTATTATACAAACATCTTTACCAATCAGCATAGATAAAATAGTTTCTGCGTGTTTTATATCTATGCCTTCACCTTCATAGACATTTTTATCATATACAGATTCCATGTTCATTACCAATTCATGATTTTTAGCATGTGATATTATAGTTGTTTCTGGTAAATCTTTTAATCTCACAATCGGCTTACATGCTTCTTGTTCTATTAGATAATCAGCAAATAAATATATTAATTCATTCTTCACATATTCTCTACTATGGCAGCGTTCGGTATCGTTTTGATCTAACATTTTTCTTAATTCTTTAATCTTCTCTATACTCATTATTCACACTCCTTCATTGATCTTACTGTGCCACCTAAACTTATTTCTAACTTTCTTCCACATGATTTACATTCTATTATTACATCTTCCCAAATGGTTGGATAAGTATCAAAGTTTTCTTGTTCATGGCCATCAGTTAATTTTTCTTTGTTCCCACGCTCACATTTAATTGTTATTTGCATCACTTTCGCTCCTTAAATTTATTCACTGTTATCTTTTTATTATGCCGGTCTTCACTCTTTTTCTCAAACTCAATCCAATCACTAACAAGCCTTATCGAATAACCTTTTTCTAGCTTATAACCGTTCTCGTCCATAGTGAATATAACTTCGTTAGTTTCTTCGTCAACCACTTCTATTTTAGCTATGTTATCTATTTGCATCTAATCAACTCCCCATTCTCTAGGCGCTTCGTTAAAACAGTTACCATTTTCACAAATGTTTTTAGCTTCACATTCCAAACATCTTCTTGTATTTTCACATTTATCTTTAATACTCTTCATAAGTTCTAGTATCGTCTTGTTTTCCATTCAATCACTCCTAATCTTTTCAATCCCACTATCAACAGCTCTATCATAAACCATATTGTTAATGTAAATACGTATATAGTTCTTATGGCTTTCATTGTATCGACTCCCTATTAGTTAATACTTTAGCCATACAC